GTGCAAGAAATTATTTTCGTGATGAATCGAATGATGATATTTTGCCAAAAGATTTTATTAAAGCAGAAAAGCACGCTTATCTTACGTATGACAAAATAAAAAATAGTAATCAAGAATTAGAGAAGCGAAAAATTTACTCGAACATTGGAAAGTTTAAGGAAATGAAAGACTTTACCAAGGAAGATGTTGACATTGCTTTTAATCATGTTTTTAATGATATCCATATTTTAAAAGACGGGGAAGGCTTATTTCATCCAGAAGTCAATATGGCAGAGTCGTGGGAGCGTCTGATTACTGGTAATGATATCCAATCACATGATTTGATATTATTGAAACACGAGCGATTGGAGCATGATACTGCTCATGCTAAAACAGATGAAACATATAATTATGGTAATGCTTTGACTCGATATTTGGAAAGGAAGAATAATGTTAAAATTTAATTTGATTGAAGTTGTGAACGGTTTTTACCATTACGAGGTCTTTCCTGAAGGCGATGTAAGCAGAAGGGAAATTTTTGAATTTAATCCCTCTACCCGTGAGCTAAAGCGAAATGATCCCCCAAGATATGGTTTTGATTATGTGTCAAAATGCATCATAAATCTAAAAAATGAAGACGGCAGCTTGAAAGAATCAGGGCAAGTTGCTTGGTATTAAGCACCTAGAGAAATCTAAGTGCTTTTATTATGCTTAGAAAGGAGTAATGATGGAAAACACGATTGATTTTTCAGAGAAAAAGTCTAGTCTGGAGCGTGGTGCTTCCGTGAAAGAAATTTTGAAGGAGAATCTTGAGGCTAGTCATGCCTATACTTCGGTATTGGTAGTTTCTTTGGATAAAGATGGTGAGATAAATCTTGGCTATAGCTGGGATAGTAGTTTGCAGGCATTAGGAATGCTAGATGTTGCTAAAAACTATATTTTGAACGTAATCAATTAAATCATCCCAGCGATAGGGTTATCATGCGGTACGATTGAAAGGAGCAGTGGATGGCTAGAAAGAAACTTGGCAATCAGAATCCTACTCAATCGGTAATTTTAAAGTACGTCAAGAAAAATTCTAAGGCGAAAGAAGCGATAGAAATCTACGAGCGGACTGGTCTTTCTTGCTACGCTTGGCAAATCAACTTGTTGACATCCATTATGGCTGTTGATAAGGACGGTTTGTGGGTGCATCAAAAATTTGGCTACTCTATTCCTCGTCGTAATGGGAAGTCTGAACTCTTGTATCTTTTTGAACTTTGGGGCCTGCATAATGGACTAAATATCCTACACACGGCCCACCGAATATCTACCTCACATTCCTCTTTTGAAAAGGTTAAACGTTACCTTGAAAAAATGGGATATGTGGACGGTGAGCACTTTAGCTCTATACGAGCCAAGGGACAAGAGCGGATTGAACTGTTTGACGGCGGTGGGATTGTACAATTCCGTACCAGAACATCCAATGGTGGTTTAGGGGAAGGTTTTGACCTTCTTGTAATCGATGAGGCTCAGGAATATACGACTGAGCAGGAATCGGCGTTGAAATATACGGTAACGGATAGTAGCAATCCAATCACAATCATGTGTGGGACACCTCCTACACCTGTTTCAAATGGGACGGTATTCACAAATTACCGTAAGACTTGCCTTTTTGGGAAAGGAAAATACTCAGGTTGGGCAGAATGGTCGGTTTCTGAGGAAAAAGAAATCGATGATGTCGATGCCTGGTATAACTCCAATCCTTCAATGGGTTACCATTTGAATGAGCGGAAGATAGAAGCTGAGCTTGGTGATGATAAGCTAGACCATAATGTTCAGCGTTTGGGTTATTGGCCTGAATACAACCAGAAATCTGCTATTTCGGAAACGGAATGGAATGAGTTGTGTGTTGACTCTATGCCTGATTTATCAGGTAAGTTGTTTGTTGGAGTCAAATATGGTCAAGATGGCGCAAACGTGGCATTAAGTATTGCTGTTCGTACGGTAGATGAACGAATTTTTGTTGAGACGATTGACTGTCAGTCAGTCCGTAACGGGAATGACTGGATCTTGGATTTTGTCAAGCGTGCCGATGTGGCTACTATCGTAGTCGATGGGGCAAGTGGTCAGAAAATCCTTGATGAAGAGTTGAAAAAGGAACGCATGAAGAGCGTGATATTGCCTACGGTTAAAGAAATCATCGTGGCTAACTCTATGTGGGAACAAGGGATTTATCAAAAAACCTTGTGCCATGCTGGTCAACCGTCTTTAAAGAAAATCACAACCAACTGTGAGAAGCGGAACATCGGTTCAAACGGTGGGTTTGGCTATCGCTCGCATTTTGCGGATATGGATATTTCTTTGATGGATAGCGCCTTGCTTGCGCATTGGGCTTGTTTGACAACTAAGCCTAAGAAAAAGCAAAAAATCAGTTATTAAGAGGAGCAGTTGAAAGACTGCTTTTTTTGATGCCTAAAAAATTACCGAACTGCCGGGAAAGCAGGAGAAAGGAGACATGAAGATGTCTGAATTTAAAACGATTGAAACACAGGAAGAGCTAGATAACATCGTGAAGGAACATCTCAGACGTGAGCGTGAAAAATTCGGTGATTATGATGAACTCAAGAAACGTGTTTCAGAACTAGAATCTGAAAATGGCGCTTTGAAAGCTACTGTTGAGGAAACAAAACAGACAATCGCCAAATCAGATGCTCAAATTACTGAATTGCAGGGGCAAGTGAGCAATTATGAAACTGCTAGCTTACGAACTCGTATCGCTTTACAAAATGGCTTGCCTTATGACTTGGCTGACCGTCTTCAAGGTGCTGACGAAGAGGCGTTAAGGGCTGATGCTGAGCGTCTAGCTGGTTTTATGAGACCAGCAACACCTCAAGCACCGCTAAGAGATACTGAGCCCACTATCGGTGATGATAAAACTATGCAAATGAAGCAAATGCTTCGAGATTTACAACCAAAAGGAGAATAAAAATTATGGCAGATAATGCAATGAAAGCTGGAACACTTTTTAAACCAGAACTAGTAAAAGAATTAATCAGCAAAGTGCAAGGACGTTCTGTTCTTGCAAAACTCTCATCTCAAACACCTATTCCATTTAACGGTGTGGAACAATTTATCTTCAACCTTGAAGGAAATGCGCAAATTGTCGGGGAAGGAGAACAAAAACAAGCTGGTAAAGCTAAAATCACTTCTAAAGTAATCAAACCGCTTAAATTTGTTTATCAGGCTCGTATTACAGATGAGTTCAAATATGCCTCTGAAGAAAAACAAATGAGCTTCTTGTCAGCATATATGGACGGATTCGCTAAGAAGATTGCAGAAGCCTTTGACCTTGCTGCTCTTCATGGTTTAGAGCCAAAAACAATGACGGACGCTTCTTTCCGTGGAACAAACTCATTCGATGGATTGATTACTGGTAACATTGTTAACTATACCGAAGAACATATTGATGACAATATTGATGCAGCGGTTCAACAAATTGTTGCTAAAGGTGGTGAAGTAACAGGTATCGCTTTATCACCAACTGCAGGTCAAAACTTGGCTAAAATTAAGGTTAACGGCGTTGTTCAATATCCTGAGTTCCGCTTTGGTCAAAATCCAGATTCGTTCTACGGTATGAAATCAGATATCAACAAGAACCTTACTGTGACTGGTGGAACTGCTGAAACAGACCATGCTATCGTTGGGGATTTCCAAAACCGCTTCAAATGGGGTTATGCTGAGAACATTCCGATGGAAATCATTGAATTTGGTGATCCAGATGGTGCAGGTCGTGACCTTAAAGCCTACAATGAAATCTGCTTACGTGCAGAAGCATTTATCGGTTGGGGCATCCTTGATGAAGAAGCCTTTGCTCGTGTGAAAGCGTAAGTTTTATGGCTTTATACCGTGATTTAAAATCAGGCGTTATAATCGCCTCTGAGTGTATTCTCGGGGGTGATTGGGTGCCTGTGGAAGATACGGCACCAAGCGGAGGAGATATGACCGTAGCGGAATTGAAGTCTAGTTTGGATGAATTAGGTATTGATTACGATAAAGGTTCAAAAAAATCCGATTTGGTAGCCTTGTACGAGGAAAACAAGGGTTAAGCTATGGGAAATTTTGCAAAGATTGAAGATTTGGAATTGTTGTGGCGCTCGTTGAAATTTGATGAGCGTGCAAGGGCTGAGGCTTTGTTGGAAGTTGTATCTAATTCTTTGCGAGTTGAAGCTGAAAAAGTCGGTAAAGACCTTGACGACATGGTAGCTGAGAGCGTGTCATTCGCTAGTGTTGCCAAGTCTGTCACGGTCGATATCGTGGCACGAACCTTAATGACCTCAACAGACCATGAACCAATGACTCAGGTATCTGAAAGTGCCTTAGGATATTCGTTTAGTGGTTCATACCTTGTTCCTGGTGGCGGTCTCTTTATCAAAGACACTGAACTAAAAAGGCTTGGTTTGAAGAAAACACAACGATATGGAGCGATTGAAATTTATGACATACCTAAAAGGAATTCCTGTCATTTTAATAGATAAGGTGATGGATGGTAGAGATAATTTTGGTCATCCGGTATATCATGATGTTGAGATTGAGGTTCAAAATGTATTGGTTGCTCCAACATCTACAGAAGATATTACCAATCAGATGAATTTAACAGGGAAAAAAGCTATCTATACTTTGGGAGTACCTAAAGGAGATACAAACACCTGGGAAAATCGAGAATTCCATTATCTTGGAATAGAAAGGTCATGGTTGAAGTTTATGAGTGATATGAAATTTCAGTTAAACCCAGCAGGCGTTTCTGCTTTACTACGTTCTTCTGAAATGCAGGGCATTTTGAGGGAGAAAGGCCAAGGAATTGCAGATCGAGCTGGTGAGGGATTTGAAATGACTGTATCTCCAGGGCAAAAACGTGCCAATGCAAAGATTAGTACAACTGACATCAAGAGTATGGTTCGAAATAAAAAACATAATATTTTACTGAAGGCTATGAGATGATCGAAATTATTATAAAGAAATTTTTAGACGGGAATTTAGATGTCCCGTCTTTTTTTGAACATGAACCAAAAATGCCGGAAAGTTATGTCATTTTAGAAAAAACAGGAAGTGGTGGAAGTGACTATACTCACTCAGCTACTTTTGCTTTTCAAAGTTATGCGCCGTCGCTTCAAAAAGCTGCCGAATTGAACGAGAAAGTCAAGAAGGCAGTCGAAGACCTTATCATAGTCGATGAGGTTTGCGGAGTGCATCACAACAGTGACTATAACTTTACAGACACAGAAACGAAAGAATATCGCTATCAAGCGGTATATGATATTAATTACTTTTAAAAGGAGGTGCAATTTTGGCGCCAGAATTAGAAGCAACAGAAACTAGAGAAGAATCAACAGGAGGAAAGAATATGACGACTGCATCAGCATCAAATGTAACGGCTGCAAAGCCTAAAATTGGAGGAGCAGTATCTACTGCACCAGCTGGAACAAACCTACCATTAAATGCCAAAACAGTATTGGATGCTGCATTTAAAACGCTAGGGTACATTTCAGAAGATGGATTGACTAACGAGAACTCGCCAGAAAGCGAAGAAGTCAAAGCGTGGGGCGGACAAACAGTCTTGTCTTCTCAAACCGAAAAGAAAGATACCTTCAAATACAAATTGATTGAGGGTCTGAACATCGAAGTTTTGAAAGAAGTATATGGACCAGATAACGTTTCAGGAACTCTTGAAACAGGTATCACTGTTAAAGCTAACGGTAAAGAATTACCAGAACATAGCTTGGTTATCGATACATTGTTGAAAAACGGCTATGTGAAACGTGTTGTCATTCCTCGTGGTAAGGTTAGCGAAATTGGCGAAATCAGCTATAAAGACGGCGAACCTATCGGCTATGAATTGACAATCACTGCATTGCCAGACAAAGACGAAAATACTCACTACGAATACATTCAAGGAGCGTAAGTATATGGAAGAAATCTTAAAAGGAAAAACGGAATCAGGGTTTGAGTACAAAATTCCTAAAAAACGACTAAAAAACTTTTACTTGATGCGCGCAGCTTCCAAAATGGAAAAAGGAGATTTTGAAGCAGCTGAAAAAATGCTCAATCTTCTTTTTGGTGAAGAACAAGCCGAAAAATTCTTGAGTCACTTGGAAGAAGGGGAAGATTTCCTTGATTCTGAAGTGTTATTCGCTGATATTAAGAGTATTTTTGAAGCTAATAAAGAGTTAAAAAAATCCTAGTCCTTGCTCAGATGATTGCTTTAGACGAGGATGCTCTTATCTGTGATTTAGCGGAAACCTATCAGATATACGACTATAAACAGCTACCTCTTTATCAGGTGGCTGTTTTTGCGTATGGGTTGCGTGATGATTCGAGAATCAAGCAAGTGATGTCAAATCAAATAGTACCTCTTGAAACGACTTTACTTGCAAGTATCGTAGATAGACTTTCTCTTTCTTTATGGTTGCAAACTAAAGATGGTCAAAAGGGCGTCAATCGTCCTAAATCTATCGTTGACCAACTGACGAAACAGGATAAGGAAGAGAGAGACGAAAGAGAGTATCTTGTCTTTGAATCTGGTGAGGACTTTGAAAACTATCGCAAGTCATTGCTTGCGAAAACGGGAGGTGATGAATAATTGGCAACAGAATTAGGAAAAGCCTACGTTCAGATCATTCCATCTGCTAAAGGTATTAGTGGAATGATTCAAAAAGAACTGGGTGGTGAAGTTGCCTCTGCAGGAACGAGTGCAGGTCAATCTCTTGGTTCTAAAATGATGGGCGCCCTTTCGGGTGTTATTGCTGCTGCTGGAATTGGTAAGGCGATTGGAGCATCCATAACGGAAGGGGCAGCGCTCCAACAATCCATTGGTGGTGTTGAGACCCTCTTTAAAACATCAGCAGGAAAAGTAAGAGGTTATGCTGAAGAGGCTTTTAGGACTACTGGACTATCAGCTAATAAATACATGGAAAATGTCACAGGCTTCTCAGCAAGTCTTATATCTTCTCTTGGAGGAGATGTTAGTTTGGCGGCTGATGTGGCTAATAGGGCAATGGTTGATATGTCAGATAATGCCAACAAGATGGGGACATCTATGGAGAGCATTCAATTTGCTTATCAAGGTTTTGCTAAACAAAACTACACTATGTTGGATAACCTAAAATTAGGTTATGGTGGTACGCAACAAGAGATGAAGCGTCTTATTGCGGACGCTGCAAGTTACAAGAAGGAACAAGAAGAACTAAACGTCGCTGTAAAAGATGGAGATATGTCGTTCGGAAATATCGTTAATGCAATATCTGTAGTTCAGAAAAAACTTGGTATTACAGGAACAACAGCTCTAGAAGCTTCAAAAACTTTTACAGGTTCGTTTGAAGCTATGAAAGCAGCAGCTCAGAACGTCCTTGGTAAAATAGCGATTGGTGAGAATGTCTTACCAGCCTTGCAGGCGTTGGCCGAAACAACCTCAACATTTCTCTTTAACAACTTCTTACCAATGGTAGGTAATATCTTATCAGGATTAGGAGTAGTTTTAACAGAGGGATTGAGTACGGTTGCTTCTCAATTATTCGGAGATGAATTTGGAAATGCAGTTTATAGTCAATTATCTAGAGTGACAGGTATCTTCCAAACATTCTTTGACATGATATTTGGTTCGATGTCCAAGCAAGATAATATCAATATTTTAGAAGCCTTGGGGTTTAGCGAAGGCGCTGCAACTCAAATTGTTAATATCGCTGATAATATCCGAGTGACCTTTGAGAATATCGGGTCAGCTATTGGAGATGTTATCAGTATTGTAGCTGATTTCGTAGGTGACCTGCTAGGAATACAAGGAAGTGAGCAGAATGTAAATCTTTTAGGTTCGGCTTTTGAAGGACTTTCTAACATCTTGAAAGATGCTTCTTCGATTGTAAAAGACATGACAGGTTGGTTAAAAGAACATTCTGCAGTAGTATCTGCAGTAGTTGGATTGACAGCAGTTTGGAAGACCTATAAAGCTATTAGTTTAGGTATAAAGGCTGTCGAAACTGCTAAGAATGCGATTTTCGGGGTCTCTTTTGCCTTGTCTCAAGCTAGAGCGGTTGCTAGTGGAACCTTGACGGCTGCATTAGCAGCTGAGAATGCGGCAGCAGTTGGAGCTAGCGGTTCTTTTAGTCTATTCAATGCGGTAATGTCTGCAAATCCTATCGTTCTTGTTGTTGGTGCAATCGCTGCACTTGTTGCCGCATTAACTTGGTTCTTCACTCAAACCGAAACAGGTAGACAAATTT